AGGCAACCTATCCCCCAAAAGAGGGGGCCTCGGAAGACTTCCAGCGGACCCTCCCAGACATTCTGGGAGGACCTTACCCGAATCGAGTTAAGGCACGTCAACGAACCGCGTGCTGATGATTAGTCAGGCCGCGGAAGAGCTACGGTTTATAGATGGAGCTGCAAGCGATGAAGCTTGCACTTAGCACGGAATTATTAAGGTCCTGTCTGCAGAGATTGGAAGTCTCTTTTGCTAGCTCAGTACCACCGTTTTGGGCGACTTAGCCCGCACAACCCCATGGCAGTTTTACGTCATACCGGACGGACCGTAAGCGGTCACCTGGGGCATCAAATCTAGTGCTCTTGGACGGGACGGCCTAACGCCGCCCGGCCCAAGTTCCCTCTGGGCGAGCCGAAGCTCGCGAGGGGTTCACCTAGTTGCATTTTGTGAGGTTGGAAAGCATCCAAACTCGCCCCTGGCAACAAATTAAGCCAGGATATCTAACTCACATCGGGAATACCGGAAGAGTCATATCGGTCAAAGATCGATCCTCGAGGAGCCCCACCTAGGGGGGCTGCGCGCCAACAAAGGCCAACTCTGAGGAGAACAACAACTACTTTCCTTGAGTGAATGCACTGCAAACTCACTTGGAAAACACTCCGGCCGTATCCGTAAACGAATACACGCCGGAAAGGAACCCTTTTAAGGTGCGACGAAGAATCGGTCTACAACCTTCAAGGGACCCGACCCGGGCCACCTCACGATCGAGGGGCACCTCCTTATACCAGGGGCGATCCAGGACCCTCTCAACCTTTGAGATAGGGAACAGATCCGGATAAGGAGCGCCAGAATGTAATTGAGCAAAGCGATTGAAATTACGCTTTCCACATTCGGCAGACGCCAAGCGCCGCTGAAACGTTGTCAGTCGGTACTTGAAGCCCGGGGGGGGCAGGATCCCCATCCCTCCCAAAGAAATAGGGAGGAACAGGTTCCGCGAGAACAGGGAATTTCGCGAGAAGACACGAGTCTCTTTACGCACATGACGAGCATGGCTCTTCCTCCGAAGGAAAGAAGATAGAAGATCCCCCTGGCGACCAGGAAGGGACCCTTCAAGTATGAGATTCAAATTACCTGCAAGGCTATCCACCTGAGCATCTTCATGATGACTCTCAGCATTGGACTTGCGCTGTACTTTATGCGCTCCGAAGTATAAACCCGTATTGAGAAACGGGATCAACCAAGGGGTTGACTTCGGATTGGCTAGGTCACAGTGAACAGACGTCGAATTGATATTCGCGTACACTGGATGCCAATATGCCTTTCCTACACTCATTTTGAGGCCAATAGATCCACCAAGTTTGGTGTGGCTAGTGTAGTCGCTCCGTGAGCCCACGTAGAGCATATCATCCCCGTTAACTAAAACGGAAGACAACCGTCTAGAGTCTGACCAGTCCTCCTGTCGATAGGACATATTTGCCAGATAGACGCCCAAATTTGCTAAACAAAGTATTGGGAAGCTCAAAAATAGAGCCCATAAGCTGACCGTTGGTCTGTAACCCTCCGAAGTAGAAATGCACATGGCTATCTTCTTCGGGGTAGAACAGGTTATGAGGACCGAGGCACTTCATCGCCCAATCGTACGTCGATAATGGCAGACCCTTCAAAAGAGCTCGAAGGATCCGTCCTGAATATTTCCAGGATAAACCATCCGTGGCGGCTTTATAATCAATTGATAACCACCCATCACCGGGTTGGTAGCCACCACGTAGATACGTGACGTCGGTCGGGGAGAAGGGACCTCCGATTAGCTTGAAGCAAGGCATATGACGCAAAGTTTTGTGCATCGCCTTTTGGAGGGGTCGCATTCTCGCGTAGAGAACCGCTGGACCTTTAGAGATAACTCGACCCTTGAGGGGCTCGAGAACTATCTGGATCTTAGCGCCAGGCTTTGCCATATCGACTCCGGCTACATCGCTGTATCCCGAGAGATCGTATAGGCTTGGAACCTTGTCGACCAATTCCCTCCACTCCGCAGAACCTAGGGGTTCGCGAACCTCGACCACAATACGCCGAGGTTCGCCCTTTCCTACAAGGTGCGGGACCACTCTCATCGAAGAGAGTTCTGTATATCCTCTCTGAAACTCCTCGAGTCCACAGAGAGAGCGTAGCTGCCCAAG